ATCACGGCGGATACCGAGTACGCCTGAAAAGAGGGGGGGGGGGTATCTGGGAATGAGGGGGTCCATGAGCAGGGACGGCTGGTCAGGGCGGAGGGTGACCAGTGCACGGGCACTGGTGCTACGGCCGGGGGTGGTGTGCTGGTTGTGCGGCGGGGGGTACCCCACCGTGGTGGACCATGTCGTTCCTCGACGTGAAGGAGGAACGAATGAGCTGGCCAACCTTCGTCCTGCTCATTCGTATTGCAACAACATGCGCGGCCGCGAGCGGATGACTTCTTCGCGACGATGAAGTTCGCGACGCGCGGGGCGCGCGACTTCGGGTTTTTTTTTCGCGCGAGATTCTCCGCGGTAGGTGCACCTCTCGCTCCGAAACGTCTGCGGTAGCCCCGGAACCCCTCCGGAGATGCCCCCAGAGGCGCCTAGGATGACCCTAGAGGCCCGCTCCACCCCGAAGGAGAACCGATGACCGACCCCATGGCACCGTATGCCAACGAGACCCCTGAGCAGCGCGCCGAGCGCGAGCGCCAGCAGGCCGAGCAGGCCGCCCTGGAGGCAGGCGAGAAGAACGTGCCGCCCCAGGTCCCGGAGGTCGAGCCCCCGCCACCGGCCCCCGAGGACGCGACCACCCGCTCCAAGAAGTAGTTTCCGGGGCGTGCCTCGCAGTGGACACGCCCTGTCGCTGAACGCAAGACTCAGGGAGCCCGTCTCTCCCCCGGGGGACGGGCTCCCGGTTCTCGGGCGCAACGCGCGCACCCGCCATGCCTTCCGCGCTGCCCGAGCGGCACGCCTCGCTCCCCTTCCGCCTCCGAGGCCGGTGCGCCTGGTCCTTCCGAAGCTCCGGGTGCCGCCGCGCTACGCGGTGCCGCTGCCCGAAGGCGCCACCCATACCTTCGGCCCGCTCGCGGAGGCGTGGGCCGTCGAGCACGTCGGGCTCCAGCTCCTGGGCTGGCAGCGCTATGCCCTGCGCTACGCGCTCGCCTGCGATCGCGCGGGCCGGCTGGCATGGCGCCACGTCGTCCTGTCGACGGCGAGACAGAACGGGAAGTCAACGCTGGTGCGGGCGCTGCTCGACTGGAGCCTCATGCTGGAGGGGCCGCTGTGGCAGACCGTGATCGGGCTTGCCTACGATCGCCGCCAGGCGGCGCGCATCTACCACGACGTGCTGGTCGACGTGGAGGGCCTGGGCGCCTACGTCACGATGTACAACGGCATCCGCGGGCCCGCTGGCACCTACTACGACGTGGCGTCGCGGGAGGCGCGCAACAACCTGCGCGGGCTGTCGGTCGATCTCGCGGTGTTCGACGAGGTCGCGACGCACGCCACCACCGACGTGTTCGACGCGCTGCTCCCGACGATGGCCACGAGGCTTTCGGCCCTGTTGGTCGGACTGTCCACCGCCGGGAGCCAGCACAGTGTCCTCCTCCGCGACTGGTACGACACCGGCGTTCGCGCGGCGGCCGGCGGGATCCCGATCCCGGGCTACGGCATGCTCTGGTGGGCGGCGCCCGAGGGCGCGAGCCCCGACGACCCTGCCGCGATCGCTGCCGCCAACCCGTCGCTGCGCGAGCTGCTGCAGCCGCGGGCCCTTGCCTATGAGCGGGCCCGCCTCGGAGACGGGGCGTGGGCGCGCGAGCGGCTGAACCTCTGGACGGTGTCCGAGGAGAGCATCATCCCGGGCCCGTACTGGCATGCTCGGACGGACCCGCTCGCCTCACATCCCGGTGCCGGCGAGCGGGTCGCGATCGCGATCGACACCGGCCACGGCTGGCAGCGTGCAAGCATCGTCGTGGCGCACGTGTCGGCCCGCTCGGGGCTACCGCACGTGCGCCTCCAGGCGAGCCTCGAGGCGCCGTCCGACATGGCCGCCCTGTCCCCGTCCACGGTGGTGGCGGCACTGCGGCTGCTCGTCGCCGAGCACAACCCCGAGCGGATCGTCTACGACGCGGGCGCCCCGATTGCGGCTGCCCTGGAGAGCGCGGCGGTGGAGGCGGACTGGCCGGTGGTCGGGCTCACCGCGCGCCAGATGGCGGGCGCGGCGGCGAACCTCGAAGCCCACGTGCTCTCAGGCGACATGAGCCACGACGGCAGCCTGCTGTTCGCGCAGCAGCTCGCGGGCGCGGGCCGGATGAAGGCGGGCGACGGCTGGCGCTTCTCCAGGCGCGCATCCGTCACGGCGATCGACGCGATCGTGTCGGCCTCGATGGCCCTGTACGCCCTGACCCGCCCCGGCGAAGTCGTGCCCACGGGCCCCTTCATCGGGTGAGCGACCACGGACGCACGCCTGAGATGTGGCCGTGGATCATGCCTGCCAACAAGTTCCATCAGGGCGTCGACGGGCGCCACTACTGGTTGACGCCACCCGACCTGTACGCGCGCCTCGATGCAGAGTTCGACTTCGACTTCGACCCGTGCCCCTACCCCTTGCCGGACGGGTTCGACGGGCTGACGTGCGATTGGGGGCGCTCGAACTACGTCAACCCGCCATTCGGCTCGATCATCCACCAGGGTCGCATGAAGGGGCCCACGGCCTGGGTGCGCAAGGCGATCGCGGAGCATCGCAAGGGCAAGCTCGTGGTGCTGGTCTACCCCCTCGACAAATGGATCCTGCTGCTGCTCGACGTGCTCGGGACGGACGTTCGCAACCTGGGCGATGTGCGCTGGTGTGCGATCGAGGACGGGCAGCCGGGGCCCGGGACGGGGCGAGACATCGCCTGCTTCGTACTGCGCTGAGTGACAAAACCTGTCACAGAAGCGCATAGTTTCGTCCCGTGGGGAAGAAACGGCGCACCTCCGTCACCGAGGCGCCGGCACCGCTGACGATTGACCGCGCCCCCGCGGTCATCTTCCGGCGCGAGACGAGCCTCGAGCACCCCACGTTCCCGCGCTACGGCGGCGGCGGGTCCGAGGCGCTGGTGCTGGGCGTCGACGTGGTCTACGCCTGCGTGCGCACGATCGCGGACGCCGTGTCGGGCGCCCAGGTGAACGAGTGGCGCGGCACCGACCCCCTGCCGCCGTCGCGTCTCACGCGGCGCCCGATGCAGCGGCTCACGATGCGCGAGTGGCTGTGGAAGGTCGCATCCACGCTCGCGCTGTACAACGTCTGCCCGCTCATCTCGCGCGGCGGCGAGGACTCGGAAGGCGTCCCCTGGAGCGTCGTGCCCGTGTCCCCGCCGCGCCTCTCGTGGCCGGCCGACGGGCAGCCGCTGCTCGACGGCAGCCCGATCAGCCCCGACAGCATCAAGCTCGTCCGGCGGGCGATGTTCCCGAGCCTCACGATGGAGCAGGCGTCGCTGCTGCGCCTGGCGCAGGACACGTTCCTGGCGGCCGACGCAGCGCAGTCCTACACGGGTGACTGGTGGGAGGCGGGCGGAGCGCCGCTGATCACGCTCTCGACCGACCAGGACATGACCCGCGAGCAGATGGACGCGATGCGCGAGCGCTGGGTGGAGCTGCGGGCCCTCGGCTCATCGGTGCCGGCGATCCTCGCCCGCGGCGTCAAGGCCGAGACGTTCGGCGCGGACCTCGGCACGACCCAGGCGGATTCGGCGCTGGAGAACATGGGCGCCAGCATCGCGCGCTACTTCGGGGTGCCGCCCGCGATGGTGAACGTCCGTTCTGCCTACGGCTCGATGACCTACTCGACCACCGAGGCCCAGGGGATCACGTTCGCCAGGTACACCCTGGAGCCGTATGCCGGCGCGATCGGGGACGCGCTCTCGGACTACCTCCCGGGCGACTACCAGGTGGGCCGCAGGATCAGCCTCGACCTGTCCCACCTGACGCGCGCCGAGCAGGGCGCTCGCTACGCGGCCTACGAGAGCGGCGTCCGGGCCGGATGGCTCACCCCCGACGAAGTTCGCAGGGCCGAGGGCTACGCCCTGCTCGGTACGTCGACCATGGCGCAGGGCCCGCCGGGCGACATGGCACCCGAGGAACCCGGAGCGGTAGAGGTGAACGCATGACATCGACCACGGAGCTTCGACCGGGGGCGGTGGTGATCCGCGACGAGGGCGACGGGCGCTCGATCGAGGGCACCGCGATCGTGTACGGCGAGGAGTCGGGGAACACGGCCGAGTACGGCAGCACCCCCGAGCGGTTCGCAGCGGGAGCGTTCCGGGATGCGCTCGCAGACGGCAAGCCGGTCCCGTTCTTCGCCCGCCACGGCGGCGAGATGGTCGGGGCCGTCACGTTCGAGGACACACCCGAGCAGCTGTCCTACCGGGGACGCCTCTTCGAGACGCCGGGCGCGCTCGCCTACCGCGAGCAGGTCCGGGCCGGCATCGACGGCGCCTCCATCGAGTTCGCACCGGGCGTCGTCCAGCAGGGCAAGGGGCGCGTCGTCCACCGCCAGGTGAAGCGGCTGGTCGCCATCGCGGGGACGCACATCCCCGCCTACAAGTCATCGAGCGTGGCAGTGAGGGAGCAGCAGGGCATGATCGAAACCACCGAGACCGCACCCGAGCCGATCGACTTCCGGGTGCAGATGCGCGAGGTCGCCAACGCGGCCGTCACCGAGCTGCGCCGCGAGATCGCGGAACGCGAGGTGATCCACACCACTGCCGGCGACCGGGAGATTCTCGCCTGCCGCTCGGTGGCCGAGCTGTGGTCGATGATCGATGCGGACCCGACGCGCTACCGGGACATCTACTCGCGCGCGCTGGCCGACCAGATCACCACCAACAACCCGGGCGTGATGGTGTCGGGCGGCCTCGGCGCCGTGAAGGGGATCATCGAGCAGCGCCGGCCCGCCGTGAACGCGTGGGGCCGCGAGGGCCTGTCGGGCTCGGGCATGTCGGTCGACTGGCCGTACTTCAACGGCGACCTCTCCACGATCGTGGGCGAGCAGGCCACCCAGAAGTCCGAGATCGTGTCGGTGCGCGTCGACCTGCTCAAGGGCACGGCTGCGATCAAGACCTACGCCGGCGGCTCGGACGTGAGCCTCCAGCTCCTGCGCCGCAGTGACCCGTCGTACCGGGAGGCGTACGTCCGCATCCTCACTGCCGCCTACGCGGTGGTCACCGAGGCCGCGTTCATCAACGCGATCGAGGGCACCGCGGGCCTGGTGCTCCAGACGATCACCTGGGCGACGGCGACCGAGGACCAGATCCTCGCGGCCCTGGGCGCCGCATCGAGCGCGATCCTCACCAAGACGGGCGCCCCGGCCGAGTTCGGCATCGCGGCCCCCGACGTGTTCCTCAAGCTGATCAGCACGGTGAAGCCGGTCAACGCGACCAACGCGATCGGCACCGGCACCGCGGCGGGCACGCTCGCCCCGGTGATCTCGGGCATCCGCATCTACCAGTCGGCGGCCGTGAACGCCGGGAACATGCTGGTCAGCAACGAGAGCACGGCGAGCTGGCACGAGGACGGGCCGTTCCAGATCGAGGACGATGACGTGGCCAAGCTCGGCCGCAACATCGCGATCTGGGGCATGGGCGCCACCGGGGTCTACTTCCCGACGGCCATCTACCGGCTCGCGGCGACCTAGTGGAATGGGTGACGGCAGCCGACGGCCTCGCATTCGTCCGGATCGCGAGCCCGTCGGCTGCTGAGCAGGCGTGGGCGGACGCGCTCGCGCCTGCGATCAGTGCAGCGATCGATCGCTATCTCGGCGCATATCTCGGCATCCCGGCCGAGGGCGTGGCCGAGATCGAGGCGCTGGCGCTGCGCGCGTTCGGCTACGGCTGGCAGTACCGCCAGGCGCCCTTCGGGGAGTCCAGCTACCTCGACCAGGCGGGCCAGTCGGTGCGCCTCGCGGGCGACTGGATCGTGCCCATCAAGCCCGCCCTCGCACGCTGGCGCGACATGGGCCAGCTGATCGGGTGAACAGCCATCCGGGCTCGTACTCGCTCGCGATCTATCGCGGCGACTCCTATACCTGGACGTTCCGGGTGTGGGATGACCCCGAGCACACCGTGGCCGTCGACCTGACGGGCGTGGAGGCGCGTGCGGAGGTGTGCGTGGGCACCGGCCAGCACGTCCTCGAGGCCATCATCACGCTCCCCAACGTCATCACCGTGACCCTCGATGCGGGCGTCTCGGCAGGGCTCACGGGCTCGGGGCGCTGGGATCTACAGCTGCGCTACTCGGAGGACGTGGTCTACACGCTGGTTGCCGGCAGCGTGTCGGTGGTGGCGGACGTGACCCGATGACCACCTACATCGACATCGAGGTGCCCGGGCAGACATTCGTCGATGTGGAGGCCGCGACCGGGGCCCCGGGCCCGCCCGGACCCCCCGGGCCCGCGGGGCCGCCGTCCACGGTGCCCGGGCCCGCCGGGCCCGCGGGTCCTGCCGGTTCGACGGGCCCGCAGGGCATCCAGGGCCCGCAGGGCGTCCAGGGGCCGGCCGGAAGCACGGGTGCGCAGGGCCCTCCCGGCACCACCGGAGCGCAGGGTCCGGCCGGGCCCGCAGGGGCGGACGGTGCTCCCGGTGCAGCGGGCCCGCAGGGGCCGATCGGGCCCGAGCGGAGGATCTACCGCGTGAACCTGAGCCAGACCCCCACGGTGAGCACCAGCCCCGCCTACACGTCCGGGGACGCGATGGGCGGCATGATGACGTTCTCGGGCGCCGCGCTGTTCCTCTCGGGCACGGGCGTGATCCTCGCCGCCCAGGCGCTGTGCAAGACCCCGGCACTGCTGCCGATCCTCGAGCTGTGGCTGTTCAACAGCGCGTTCACGCCCACGGCCGACAACAGTCCGTTCGCGCCCTCGGATGCCGACATGGCGAAGGCGATCGGGATCATCCCCATCGCGTCCTGGTACGACGACACGGCCAATAGCCTCGCGGTGTGGCGCGGGGTGGCGCCGTTCGTGTGCGTGGGCACCACCAACCTCTACGCCCAGCTGGTGACGCGGTCGGCCGTGACGCTGGGCTCCACCAGCGACATCGTGATCGGCATCCAGCTGATGCAGGACATCGCCCCGTGACCCTCGATCCCGAGTACGTCGCGCAGGCGCCCCAGGCGGAGGACCGGCCGCCCGTGCCCGGGTTCTCGGGCTGGTGGGACGCGTCGGACCCGGATTCGATCCAGGGCGGGATCGGCAACAGCGTGGCGGAATGGCGCGACAAGAGCGGGTTTGCGCGGCATCTCACGCAGACGACGGACGCCAACCGGCCCTGGACGGGCTCGTGGAACCAGAACGGCCGCAACGTGGTGTGGACCACGGGCAAGGCGTCCGCCCTGCGCGGGCCCGTGCCGCTCACAGGGGTGCCCTGGTACGTGTTCCTCGCCGCCGCGAACACGGCATCCGATGCGGTGCAGCGCACGCTCATGTCGGGGTTCTACAGCGCCGGGAACGAGTGGGGCCGGGTGTACCGCCCGGGCAGCAACGCGATCTCGCTCTACGCCGGCGCCGTCCTGTCATCGCCGCAGCTCTGGGCCCGCGACCGGCCCCGGGTGGTGATGGGCATGTTCAACGGCGCCTCGTCGGAGCTGCGCGTCGACGGGCGCACGTTCACGCCCGGGAGCGTGGCCGGCGGCGGCGGCAACTCGGTCGATCAATCACTGTTCGGCCTGGGGCTGTCCGAATCGTGGTTCGGCTGGGTGGGCGAGATGATCACCTACGACGCGCGCACGCTCACGACCTCGGAGGTCCAGCGCACCGAGTCCTATCTCACGCGGAAATGGGGCCTGTCGTGATCGAGATTCTGAAAGCGCGGCGCTATGTCACCGGGCAGATCGAGGCCGAGGCGCACCTCGACAACAGCCGCTTCCTCGAGGACGGCGTGACGCCCGATCCGGCCTGGGTGCTCGCGCACTCGTGGTTCGTGAACCAGGAGGAGTGGGCGTCACGGACCCCGGCCCAGCGCCAGGCGTGGATCGACTCGATGCAGCAGGAGTTCGCCGCGATGTGCAAGGAGGCGCGCAGGGTGACGGAGGACCGCGAGGCGGGCGGCACGGTCCTGCCGATCGAGGGCGAGGAGTTCCCGCCTTGACGATCACCGCTGCGCGGACGGAGCTGGAAGGCGTGCTGGCGGCAGGCGGGCTGCGCGTGCTCCCGGCCGGTGCGGCGTCGCCGCCGTCGGTGTTCGTCACGCAGGGCACGCCCTGGACGGCGCCGGCGCAACTCGGGGCCCGGGCCCGTCATCTGCGCTGGGTGATCGTGGGCATCGTGGCGCCTTCCTCGGAGGCGTCGATCGCAGAAGCCGAGGCGCTGGCCGAGCAGGTCGATCTGGCGTGCGCCGCGCTCCCGGGCCCGTGGGGGATGCCCACCGTGGAGACGCCCGGGCTGCTGGTGCTCGCGGGCACGCCCTACCTCGCCTTCCGCGCCACCATCGAGACGGTGATCTAGGAGGAAGTCATGGCTGCGATCGTCGCCATTCCCGTGTTCATGCGCAACGTGCTGCTCACGCTCAAGACCGGCGCCGGCACACCCGCCGAATACCAGTGCAACGTGTCCGAGGCAAGGGTCCAGGTGACCCCGGGCGACATCGTCACCTACCGGACGCTGTGCACGTCGGGCGTGTTCTCGAGTGCCAGCCCGCCCGAGTACGCGCTGGTGCTCACGGCTGTCCAGGACTGGGACACCACCGCGGGCTCCGAGGGGCTGGCCGCGTTCCTGTGGGCGAACGAGGGCGCCACGCTCGACTTCGTGCTCAATATCCACGGTGAGGCCGCCACCGCCAGCGCTGCCAAGCCCAAGATGACCGGGCAGGTTGTGTGCATCCCCGGCGACTACGGCGGCACGGTGGGCGAGTACGCCGAGTTCACGGTGGAGCTGCCGTGCGTCGCCAAGCCGACGATGGCGCTCACGACCACGCTGGGCGTCGATGAGCCGATCCCGACCTGGCGGGACCTGGAGGAGGCGGGGGACACCGAGGCCGCATGACCCAGGAGCGCGTCACCGTCACGGGTATCCCCGAGACGAAAGCGGCGCTCGACGCGTTCGGCGAGCGGGCGGCCAACGACGTGGAGGTGGCGACCCAGGCCGCCGCGATCGTGGCCGCCGCCGCGGGCGTGCGGGCTCCCGTGCGCACGGGCGCGCTGGCCGCGGCCTACGGGGTGCAGGAGCGCTACGTGGTCAACCCGCTGCCCTACGCGGGCCCGGTCGAGTTCGGGGTGCCCGATCTCGGGATGGCGCCGCAGTTCGTGATCGGGGGCGCGATGGAGGACAGCGCCGAGCAGGTGGGCATCATGTATGCCGACTGGCTCGCGACGCAGGCCGACGCGGTGGGACTGGAGGGCAAAGCGAGTGGCTGAGGGCAACGGGCTCCCGCGCGTGTTCGTGGTCGGGGCCGAGGATTACCGCCGCCTCTCGTTCCGGGACATGATCGAGGCGTCCGAGGCGGCGGGCGTCGATGCCGTCGACATCCAGCATCTGACGGGCGTCCCCCGCATCCGCGCGCTGGCGGCGCTGGCGTGGGTGATCACCCGCCGCTCCGAGCCCGCGCTGACCTACGACGAGGTGCTCGACGGGCGGGTGGAGCAGCCGGGGGAACCGGCGCCCCCTTTCGACGCAGCCACGAGAACACCGTGATGACCATCGCGCTCGCGACGGGCTGGACGCCCGACGTGGTGCGCGACCTGACGGTGGCCGACATGGAGGCGCTGCGCCATGCCTTCGATGAGCGCGCGCGGGCGATGAGGCGGTAGTGCCCGGCGTCGGCATCTCGGTCGGGATCACGGGGGACGCCTCGGGGCTCAAGGGCGCCCTGGACGACGCGGGCGGCGGCCTCGAGGTCTTCGGCCACAAGATCAACACGACGGCCGTGGCCGGGGTCGCGGCGCTGGCAGGCGGGGCTGCGATCGCGGTGTCGGCCATCGCGGACATGACCAGCGCGGCAGCGGAGGACCGGGCCGAGCAGGAGAAGCTCAACGCGGTCTATGTCGCGGCCGGCGCTGCGACCACGGGCTACACCGAGACGATCGATGCGGCGATCGAGGCCGGCGCTGCGAAGGCGTTCTCCGACTCCGAGGTGCGGGCAGGGCTCCAGTCGCTGGTGGTCGCGACGGGCGATGCGGCGAAGGCCAACGAGCTGCTGGGGCCCGCGATGGACATCGCGCGCTTCGCGGGCGTGGACCTGGAGACGGCATCCAAGGCGCTCGCGAAGGCGCACGACGGCAACGATGCCGCGCTGCGCAAGCTGATCCCGGGCCTGGAGAAGGGCGCCACCAGCGCCGACACGATCGCCGCCGCGACCGCGCTCGCCACGGGGCAGGCGGACCTGTACGCCAAGTCGTCCGAGGGGATGGGGAAGCAGAGCAGCGATGCGTTCGCCGAGATCGGCGAGACGATCGGCGCCGCGTTCCTGCCCGTGATGGACGCCATCGTGCCCGCGCTGATCCCGATCCTCAAGCTCCTGGGCGAGCTGATCAAGGAGCTGCTGCCGCTGCTCACCCCCGTGATCCACGTCATCGTGGAGGCATTGAAGATTTTCATCGGCGTGCTCACCACGCTGATCGGGATCATCAAGGAGGTGGTGAAGTGGATCTCCGACATGGTCCAGAGGGTCCAGGACGCGGCGAACTTCATCGGCTCGGTTGATCTCAACCCGTTCTCACTGCCGGGGGGCGGCGGTGAGGCTCCCGCCGGCCGGGCCCGGGGTCGGGGGGCGCGTTCGGGTGGAGGCGGCGGCGGGGCCGCCAACGTGACCATCAACGTGCAGTCGGCGGACCCGCAGCAGGTGGTCCGGGCCCTGCGCCGCTGGGCTGGTGCGAACGGAGGTGGCGCGCCGCTGCTGCGCTCCCTCGATCGGACGGCCTGGTAGGTGGCGATCATCCGGGGCGCCGACGTGAAGCTGGAGATCCAGGCGCCCACGTCGGCCTGGACCGACATCACCTGCGACACGACCAGCGCCGACTGGACCTGGGGCGCGGTGACCCCGATGGGCCCGATCACCGAGACCGAGGGCGGCTGGATGCGGATCAGCCTGTGGGATCCCACCCGCAAGTACGACCCCGCCAACGAGGCGTCACCGCTTGCGGCTGCGCTCCAGGCGGGGATGCCGATGCGCGCGACGGTCGACGGCTCACCCGCCTGGACGGGTGCGCTCGACTCGTGGGGCCACGACCCCGAGACCTACATCTCCGACCTGCGCGGCGTCGACCCGCTGGGCGAGCTGTCGGTCAAGGCCCTGGAGCGGCCCGCGTCCACGATCTACGGCACGACCGACCAGCAGGTGGTGGACCTGCTCGACAAGGTCAAGTGGCCGGCGGCGCGGCGCTACTTCCCGACCAGCGGCGGCGAGCAGCGCGGCGCCGACGAGGTGCGCGAGAGCGTGCTGGACATGCTCCAGGTCATCCGCTACGCGGAGCTTGGCGCCCTGTTCGCACGCCGGGACGGGGCCATCGGCTGGTGGAACCGGGCGGGCCCGGCGCCGCCGGCGGTCAGCGCGATCATCAACTGCGACGGCGTGGGCCTCCTGGCACTGGCGAACACGATCAACCCCAACCGCCAGCGCAACCGGGTGATCTGGACACAGAACCTCGGAATCTACGGCGATCCCACGATCCCCGAGAACCTGGTGCGGGCGGTGTCGCCCGACTGGCTCTCGATGCACCTCGTGGTCCAGCCGCCGGGGCAGCCGTTCGACACCTGGGCGGCGAAGGTGCTCGCGGCGTTGGCTGACCCCGAGCCGCTGACGGTGCTGGGCACGATGGTGCCCGAGGGGCCCGAGGTGAAGCAGGTCGTGTGCTCGGAGTACGGCGCACGCTGGGAGGTGCGGGTCACGGGCGAGACGGCGCGCGTGGTGACGGTGCTGGGCATGACGGTGACGGTCGCGCCCGGGATCATCGAGGTGGAGGCGATCACGGAGAACGTGCCCGTGCCCCCGACCACGGAGATCGTCATCGTGCGCGACGAGGCGTCCGATGGGCACGCGTGGTCGCGCTCGGGGCTCTACCAGGACGCGCGCGAGGGCACAGGGTTCGAGGAAAGCGTCGAACTGGTGGCGGAGTACATCACCGTGGGCCAGGAACTGCTGGGAGATTCGACCTACCGGGTGTACCAGGTGTTCATGCGCTGGAACACGGGCGCGGTGCTGCCCGACAACGCGATCATCGACGGCGCGTGGCTCACGACCTGGGTCAATACCGTCGCGGCCACGCCCGTCACCCTCGAGGCGCGCACCCGGACGTGGGGCCCGACGCTCACGGTCGATGATTTCGTGCCCGGGTCCACGCTCGGCTCGCTCACGCTGCTGGCGAGCCTCACGTCGCCCACGCTCGTGCCCGGCGAGACGTACGCCGGCTGGAAGACCTGGGTGTCCACGACGGCGTTCAAGAGCGCCATCAACCGCACGGGCTACACCGAGTTCGTGATCGCGTCCTCCAAGCAGCGGACGGGCACGGCGCCCACGGCCACCGACGAGCTGATCGACCTCGGCGCCTACGAGGCGTTCGGGCTGCCGCCGTACCTCCAGGTCAAGTACCACCTGCCATGAACGGGGCCGCCGGGATGCGCTCGCTCGCCCGCCTGATGTGCGCCATCGGCGCGATCATCCTCGCGGCCGGTGCCCTGTTCGTGCCGGGCTACCAGGATTCCTTCCTCGCGCTCGCGGTGTTGCTGCTCGCGATCGCGGCCCTGCTCTAGGCACACGAACGCCGCCGGTGAGGGCACCTCTCCGACGGCGTTCATGGATGCTCTGCGCGGAGATTACCGACGCGCTAGCATCGGGTTGTCTAGACCCGCAGGGAGATTACCCGAACCGATGACCGGCAGACATAACTCCGGTGCGTGCGGCCCAAGTCTTACCTTATCGGCAGTTGGGGCCGGCGGCCGCCTCACCCACACCGTTGAGCGCTACCTCGCGCTCAATCCGCGACGCAGGCGCTACCCCGCTGAGCTGATCGCCGCGCGCATTCGGGCCGATGGCGGCGACGTGTGGGGCGTGGTCAACACCTTCGGCATCAGCTATGCCCACGCGTGCCGGATCCGGCGCGGCTGGCGTCCGGGCGGCCGGACGGTCGAGCGGATCGAGCGTGCGGCATGAAGGCGCTGCGGACGATGCTGCGCTACCGCCACGGCATCTCGGCCTGGGACGGCGACCGACCGGCCGGCGAGGAGTGTGCCTACTGCGCCGGGACTGGTGAGGCGTCCGATCCTCCCGACTTCCTCGATACGACTTGTAGGGGCTGCAACGGCTCTGGTCAGCTCGGCGAGCTGCGCCTGTCGATGTTCCGGGCGGCACCCATGCCCTGGTGCCTGTGGTGCTGGCGAGATCACCGATGAGCTACCCGAGGCTCATCTCGGCGGCCATCGGCACCTGGCCGACCGACACCTACCGGGGCGTCCTGTACCGGGTCTCGGGAATCCAGGACGCGCCGATCTACGTCGAGCTGGCGCGCTGCCGCCATCACCACCGCAATCGGCGCAAGGCACTCGAGTGCGCCGAGCGCCTGGCCATCGCGGACGGGGCGCCGCAGCTGTGAGCGACGAGGTCGAGATCGGCTACCTCGGGCCCTTGGCCGGCGCACTCGCGAAAGCGCAGGCCGCGTTCCCGCCCATCGTGCGCGACAAGGAGGTGGCGAGCAGGAGCTACTCCTACAAGTACGCCCCGCTCGACGCCATCCTCGCTGCCGTTCGGGACCCGTTGGCCGGGAACGGCCTCGCCATCGCGCAGCTGCTCGACGGGCCCGACCTCGTGACGCTCCTGCTCCACGAATCGGGCGCCACGCTCCAGGCGCGCTCGCTGCTACCGCCCTGGGATGGCGTCCAGCAATACGGCTCGATGGTCACCTACATCCGGCGCTACGCGCTCACGGCGATCCTGGGCATCGCGGCCGAGGAGGATGACGATGGCGAGGCCGCCGCAAAGCCGCGCAGCCGCGCGCTGACCAGGCCGCGTACCGAGGGCGGGGGTCTCGCTGAACCCGGGGTTCAACGAGATCACGGCGGGATGATCGGGTTTGCGTCCGCGGGCAAGGGCGATGCGGACATGCAGCTCCGCACCACGCCCACGGGCCATGCGCTCGCATTCCGGCTCACCGAGACGCTGGGCGGGACGAAGGGCTTCAAGGTGCAGGCGTTCGACTCGCTGGCCGAGAAGCTGGCCGACGTCAGCGCGTTCATCGAGGGCCAGCGCGTGACGGCATGGGGCTCGTTCACCGAACAGACGTTCGAGAAGGACGGCAGGACGATCCCCTACCGCGTGCTCCAGCTGGAGCGCATCGAGACGCCCGCCGGCCTGTTCGTGGCCGCGAAGGACGACTCCCTCGAAGAGCACGTCACGAGACGTGTCACAGCCGTGACACCGCCTCCTGACGAGGACGACGAGGTCACGCAGTCGATGGGCGTGAGGCGGATGGCGGACGAGCAGTGCACCAACGTGGACACGGGCCCGATGGCGCTCGGAATCTGCACGCAGCCGCACGGCCACAAGGGTCCGCACAAGAGTGACAAGGGGACGTGGCCGAGGTGAAGCCACCGTGGATGGACCTGCTCACCGAACCCGTCTACAGCCCGACGTGGCGCCGGAACGTCCTGATCTCGAAGCGGCAATGGCGCCTGCTGGCGCGCACGTTCAGCGGCCGGCGCACCACCCAGCGCGAGCTGGCCTCGGGTCTCGGCTACTCCCTGGGCGGCCTCAACGCGGCCCTGGAATCGCTGGTGACGCTGGGCCTCGGGATCAAGCGGACCCGCCTCGGACGCAGGGGCTGGACCTTCTTCTCGGCCCGGACGGGCGTGCTCAACGGAAATGTTCAGGAACAGGGAAGAGCTACGAAGAGGGTTACTGAATCCGTATCCCTGCTCGTGAACATTTCTCCGAGAGTGCCTCCGGCACGCTCCGCGGAGGGCCCGCCAGTGCCAGGTGGGCTCTCCGCCTTCGCCGCGAAGATGCTCGCGGCGGGACTGGTGAAGACCTGGTGAGCGGCCCTACCGGCCCAACCGGCGAACCGTGCGCGATCGTCGGCCTCGCCGGGTTCGCATGGCTGCTCTCGGGCGCCATCCTCGTCGCGTTCTGGGTCGACTGGCGGCGGCGCCATGACTGACCCAGTCGGATGTTCGCAGGCACCGTGTTTCACGGTTCCCCTTGGTCTTGGGGGCATTCCGCCTCTACCGCTCTGCCCGCTCGATGGTCGGGCCAACCTGCGAATGGTGGATTCTAGTCATGCGGTGCAGGAGACCGCATGACTGAGCTTTACCGCGCCATCCCGGTCAGCCAGCGCGACGGCTCGGCGCTTGCCAACTCGAACTGTCGAATGGCCGCCATCGCAACCGGGATCGACTACCACACTGGCGGGGCCCGTACCTCCACGGGCTCGGAGATGCGGGCCCGCCAGTCCGACCAGTCGGGCGGCACCGACTCGGGTGATGCCTCCGAGGCGTGGCAGTCGTATGGTCAGGACTTGCGCATCCGTGATGGAGCCTCCTTCCCGGATGCGCTCTCGGATCTCCACGCCGGCCGGCTCGTCCATCTCGATGTGTGGGCAGCCGATTGCGCCGGCCCATGCTGCGACTCGGAATGTGGCCACACCATCGCGGTCGCACCCGAGCGCTCGGGCACGCGCTGGCTCACGGCGGACCCGTGGTGCTCGCCTGCCAAGTGGACGTGGTGGGAAGAAGCCCTGCTGCAGCGGGGTGCCGAGACATGGGGCGGTCAGGTCTACGGGGCTGCGACCGCGGGCTTGCGCTGGACGGGCGACGAGCGGGCACTCAAAGCTCTGATGCGCCTTGCCGCCAAGCGGCTGATGGGCCTGTACCGCCCCGACTTCCCGGCCGCCATCCGGCCCTACGCCGATACCGAGGGCTCGGGCGGGCGGATCATGTTCACGACCACGGCGGCGCCCACCGTGGCACCACCGCCCGGGACCACGGGGGACGACGTGATGTACAACGTGGCACCGCTGACCACCCATCGCAGCGCGATCGTGCGCAACTGCGCGGACCTGTTCGCGGACTCATCCCTCACCAGTCCGGTGGACATCGGCTCGGAGGGCCAGCCCCTCGGGTTCGCAGGGTCGACGGCCGACGCACACCTCGTGGTCAAGGGGGACACCGTGCTCTACGTGAGGCGGGCCGACGTGGTGGAGATCATCACCCTCGATACCGAGTACACCTGAAAACAAGGGGGGGGGGTATCCGGGGAAGGAGGGGTCCATGAGCGGGGACGGGTGGTCGGGGCGGAGGGTGACCAGTGCACGGGCACAGGTGCTGGTACCTGGAGCTGTGTGCTGGTTGTGTGGGGGCAGGTACCCCACCGTGGTGGATCATGTTGTTCCTCGAAGAGAAGGCGGAACGAATCAGTTGAGCAACCTTCGCGCTGCGCATTCGTATTGCAACAACATGCGCGGTCGCGAGCGGATTCATCCTTCGCGACGATGAAGTTCGCGACGCGAGGGGCGCGCGACTTCGCGAGTTTTTTTTCGGGCGAGATTCTCCGCGGTAGGTGC